CCCAAACCCGAGTGCGCGTACATGCGGGACTTCATCTGGAATGAGATGAAAAAGTGGCTGACTCACGCTGCCATCGGTAAAGACCCGTCGCTCGCGGCCGATCTCGCCAAGCCGCTCCTGGTTTCCGACAAAAAGCAGCGCATCAAGCTCGAATCGAAAGAAGACATGATTGCCCGGTTGCGCAAACTGGGAATCAAGTCCGGATCTCCGGACGATGGCGATGCCTTGGCTTGCACGTTTGCCATGCCCGTAGCGCCCAAGCCGAAACCCAAGCCCCAGAGTTCGCGCCGCACCCACTCCGCTTGGAATTAACTTTATGGTCTCGAACGCACTCGCTTTTCCGTCCAACAATATCGCCGCCCAGCGCGCCGGTTTCGCCACGCCGCAGAACAATGTAATGCCGGTCAATCAAGGCACGCCCGGCATGGGAACCGTGCAAACTGGAACCATCGCCCGGCCTGTCACGGGTGGCCCGGTGATGAACAACCCCGTGCAAACGGCGGGAATGCAGCCGCAGCAAGCGGGCAACGCCGTGCAAAATCCGGCGGCTCAGAATTTCATGCGGTCGCGAATGATGGGGTTGACCCAATGAGCGTTCTCAAAGCCAAAACTCGCAACGCGCTGGCGGAGAGAGCCTTTGGGCTTCCCGGCCAGCGCAAGTATCCGATGCCGGACCGCGCCCATGCCGCAAACGCGAAAGCGCGGGCAACGCAGATGGTCAGCCGGGGTAAACTTTCGGCTACCTCCGCCGCGAAAATCAAGGCCAAAGCGAATCGAATTCTCTCGCACTAATCGGGCTTAATGGACTCGGCGCAGCGGAATCTGCCGTCTCGCCCCCAGAGCTCGCGCAACTGAAGGACTGACTATCATGCCACTTTCACTGACCACGCCTCTCGGCGCATTCACCAACCAAACCGTCGCCTCGATCAACGCCGCGCTTGCGCAAGCCGGGCTGGCCGCCACCACGGGCAACGTTTACTACGTCGATCCGGTCAACGGCCTCGACACGAACGACGGTCAAACGCCCAACTCGCTAGCCGTTCCCTCCGGTCACGGCCCGGTGCAAACCCTACAAGCGGGCTACAACCTTCTACGGAATGGCTATAACGATGTGTTGGTGCTGATCGGCAACGGACAAGCGTCCGGATCGGCCCGATTAGCGGCTGGCTTCACCTGGGCCAAGAATGCCGCGCACTTGGTCGGCGTTTGTGCCCCATCGGCCATTTCCCAGCGGGCTCGCATTGCTCCTTTCACGGGGGCTGCGCAAGCCGCGTTCGCGAATCTTTTTACCGTTTCCGCGAACGGCTGCCTCTTTTCCAATCTGAGCTGGTTCCACGGCTTCACGGTAGGCATTGCCGCTTCGATTTGCGTGACCGTCACGGGCTCGCGAAACGCGTTTGTGAATTGCGACATTGAGGGCATGGGAGACGCGGCCAGCGCCACTGACGCCGGATCGCGCAGCCTTCTGATCTCCGGTGGCGGTCAGGAAAACTTCTTCTCGCACTGCAATATCGGCCTCGACACCGTACAGCGCACCGGCGCCAACGCATCGGTTGAGATCGCGGGCGGCGGCCCTCGGAACATCTTCGAGAGCTGCACTTTCCCCTACTGGTCGAGCGACGGGCTGCAATACGCGCTGCTCGCGAACGCGGCGGGAGCGCTCGATCGCTGGGTGCTGTTGCGTAACTGTGCTTTCATCTCCGGTTTGGGCACGATTCTCGCGCAACTGTTCCACCTGGCGGCCAACGTCGGCGGACGTCTTTTCCTCGATCCGAGTTGCATGTGGTATGCGACCGCGCTCGGAGACGCCACCACACTCGCGCAGGTTCAGAATGCGGGAACTGCGGGAGTCAGGCTTGGCGGCCAGACCGTCGTTGCCACGTAATCCGATTTCCCAGCGCGCGCACAACTCCCTCTAGACCAACCATGCGCTGGGCCGGGGCTTTCGCTTCCGCAACGAAGGCCCCGGCAGAATTTTAAAAAAATGCCAGAACTCGCCGCCAACGAAAAGTTCTCACACCGGGAAGTAAAGTACGAACCGACTTCCGAACATCGCGGCCAAGCCTGTGAGAACTGCGAATACGTGATCGAAGCTCTAAACGGCACCCGCTGCCAGCACGTCCGGAGTCCGATCTATCTAGCCGGTTGGTGCCTTAAGTTCGAAAAATCAAAATGAAAAGTTTCCTCGCCCATCCTCTTGTCGGAGTTCTGACGTTCGGGTTGCTTCTTTTTGCCTGCTCGTTCGTCGAAGGCCAGAATGCCCGTTACAGCGCGCCTTTTCCGTCTGTTTCCTCGACAACTGCCACTCCCTTCCTGGTCGCGAACGTCCCGCCGAATTCCCCACTTCTCTCCGTCTGCGTTTCGCCCGCGAACCAGGTGCCCTGCACCAATTACGCGACCACCTACAACTCTGCTGGCGTTGCATGTCCCGTGGGCGCGCAAGATACTCCCGATCCGCAACCCTCCGCCTGCCAAGGGACAGGCGACGCGCAGGGCAACATCGCTTTTTGGGCTCCTCCCGGCAAATACGATTACACCGTCTGCATTGAGAACACGGTGAGCTGTTTTGGGCCGTACACCATCACGCTCGATAGCTACGCCGGGCCGGGAATCGCCGTCGAAGTCGCAGGGACTCCCCTCAGCTCTTCGACCGTTCTCGATTTTGTGAATCTTGGCAACGTGACGTTTACCGACCTTGGCGGCGGCCAGATCGAAGCCTCGGCGCCCGCCGGGACAGCTATCGAAGTGGCAGGCGTTCCCCTCAGCTCTGCCTCGGTTGCGAATTTCGTCAACACCGGAAACGTCACCTTCAGCGATGCCGGTAGTGGACAGATTGCAGCTTCGGCAACCGTGACCAGCGCTCCGATCTCTCGCCCCTTGTGGTCTACCGACTCTTTTCCCGCCGCGCTGTCGGCTAGCGGCGTATCTCCTGGCGGCACCAATGGCGAAATCTGGAGTTATCCGCTCTTTCTTCCGGTCGGGGCGATTATCGGACACATCACCGCAAAAATTAGCAATCCTGGCTACACCGGCGAAGTTTCCGCCATGGCCATCTACAGTGCGGATGGCTCGACGAAACTTCTCGACTCGGGTACGTTCGATGCGGGTTCCGGCGTAGACCAGACCAACGCGATAACCCCTGTGACTTTGCCTGCAGGCTATTACCGGGTGGCTTACGGGCAGGAAGCGGCCGGCTCGGGATTTGTTTGGGGAGTGGTTCTCCAGAATCCCGACCTGTACAACCTCAATAACGCCCACCAGCTTGTAACCTCCAGCATCACTTACGCGGGTGGGGCGATGCCTGCGAATCTGGGCACGCTGACCGATGCCGTGGACTGCGCCAATTTGCCCGGTTTCTTTTTCCAGCCGTAAGTCGAGGAAACGTATGCCCTGGACGCCGCGCCAAGTTCGCTATCTCGAATCGAGCGGTTCTCCGCTCACCGCCGCGCAAAAGTCGAAGATGAATTCTGAGTTGCACGAAAATCCCGCACTAGGTCACCAAAAGAAAGGCTCCGCCGCCATGAAGAAAGCTGAAACGCCGCACCAAATCCGCGAAATGCGGATCGAAATCCACCGTGGGCCAAAAGGGGAAGTCACGGGCCACACCGTTCACCACCACATGATTCCGAAGCCGACGAAATCCGCCGCCTTCATGGAAAACACCGAGCACAGTTTCCCGTTTGGAGCCGATGGTCACTCCACCAGCCACGGCCACATGCTTGACCACATCGGAGAGCATCTGGGGATTCTGAGCGAAGCCGCAAAAGGCGTAGCTCAGGAGGAAAAAGAAGAGGGCGAAGGGGAAGGCGAGGAGTAAGTGCCCATCTCTCTCGACCAGCGCCAGAAGATCAACCACGAGCTGAAAAAGCTCGGCTTCGGCGGCATCAACGACGCGAATCTCTGCGCCCAGATCGCAACCCTCTATACGACGCACGATTCCTTCCGTGGCTTACTCATGTCCACCATGCCCGACCAGCGGCGCATTGCCTACGAAGCCTTGCGCCCGCATCTCTGTTTTGTCGCGAAGCCGCTCGACGTGTACGAGCGCGAGATCAAGGAAAAAGCCGAGCGCGAACAGTGGGATGTGATCGACCGGAACAATCCGCACTTCCCGCAGCCGTTCAAAGTTGGGGAAATTGAGTCGGACGAATACAAACTGGCGCGGCTCGCTTCGGAAGCGCTCGAAGCGAACGAGCACGAAAAAGCGGGCGGCGTGCTGGAACTCGTGTGCACGAAATGCACCGTCATGGCTCAATTCGCCGCGCCGAAACGAACTCAGGCGGCGAAGGCCGCATACAGAATGGGCTGGCGCTGGGACGAGAGAAACGGCACCAAGCGCACTTACTGCCCGGATCACGTGCCTGGTCGGGCGACGATGACCCTCGAATGCTCTGAGTGCCAGAAGAAAGAACGCTTCCGCGTGTGGGACGAGCAGGACGGTTATGCCAAAGCGCGGCTTGCAGGCTGGGAAATTACGGAAGCAACGAAGTGTCTGAAGTGTTCAAGCCTGAAGCTCATCGTCCAATAGCGATCACGGCGAACAAGATCGCCGCGGCGACTAATAACAAGATCACTTCTCGTCTGAGTCCCATGCCCTCATTCTAAAATGCCCACCCCCGATCCCAAAGAAATCCGCGACGCCTACCAGGACTATCGCGACGCCTGGCGCGAGATCCGCGACGAAGCGATCGCTGACATGCGCGCCATCTCGACCGAAGGCCCGTGGACCGACGAAGATCGCGACGCCCGCAAAGGCTCGGGACGCCCCTGCATCCATCTCGACCAGTTGAATCAGTTTCTCGCCCAGATCAACGGCAACGTTCGCAAGTCGAAACGCGGTATCACCGCCATTCCGAAAGGCAAGGGCGCGAACGATCAGGACGCGGAAAGACGATCCGCCGTGATTATGGGCATTGAAGAACGCTCCCAGGCCCAGCCGATTTACCTTGGGGCCTTCCAGTCGATGACCGAGCGCTCCTACGGTTTTGCCGTGATCCGGACCGAGTACAAGGACGAATCCTCGTTCGACATGGAAATTCTGATCAAGCCGGTGCTGAATCCGGACACGGTGCTGCTCTCGCCTTATTACAAGCAGCCGAACGCGAGTGACATTCGAGACGGTTTCTTCCTCGAACTCACGCCGAAAAAAGACTTCAAGCGCAAATATCCGAAAGCCCGTGTCACTGATTTCGGCGATCAGGACTTGAACGATTCGACGATCACCGACTGGATCAAAGACAAGTACGTCCAGGTCGGGGAGTATTGGAAAATCCAATCGAAGTTCAAAACCCTGCTCCTGGTCGAGACCGAACAAGGCCCCCAGATTTTCACGGAAGACGAATGGAAAGCGGCCAAGGACCATGGCCTGGCGGGAACGGTCAAGCGCGACCGCAAAGTCGAACTCCCGGAAGTCTTCCAGTACATGACGAACGGCCTCGAGATCCTCGACGAAGTGCCTTGGGACGGCAGCCGCATTCCGATCATTTCCTGTCTCGGTCCCGAGCGCTGGACAACCGAAGGCGGGATTGCCAAGCGGCAACTGCTTTCAATGGTGCGTTTTGCCCGCGATCCGCAGATGCTGCTCGACTATCTGGCGTCCGGCGAATGCGAGGAAGCCGGGCAGATTCCGAAAAGCCCCTTTATTGGCGCGAAAGGCCAGTTTGAGAGTGACAAAGAAGCCTGGGATGAAGTCACGAAGGTTCCCCACAGCTACCTGCAGTACGATCCTGTCCTAGATGCGACGGGACAGAATGTTTTGCCGCCGCCCACTCGTCCACAGTGGACGCCTAACTTTCAAGTTTGGGAAATTGCGAAAGACGCCGCCACCCGCGCCATTCAAGCCGGGATGGGAATCACGCCATTGCCGGACGCCGCCCAGCGCCGAAATCAGAAGTCGGGTGTAGCTCTTGAAAAAATCGACGACATGGAATCGCTCGGCAGCTTCCATTTTGTGGACCGCTACGAGAACGGCTTCCTGCACAACATGGGCTGGCAAATTAACGAGCTGATCACGCCGGTACTCGATACCCAGCGCGATATGCCCATTTCGCAGCCCGATGGCAAGCGTTCGACGATGCAGCTCGTGGGCAACACTTCCCACCCGCTAAACGAAGACGGCACCTACGAAGTGCAGGGGCTCGACGCGGGCCACCTCCACACCGGCAAGGGCGAATTCGATGTGACGATTTCGACCGGACCAAGCTATCAGTCGGAGCGTGAGGAGCAGGACGATTTTGTCGATTCGCTGACCCAAAATATCGCCAACCTTCCCCAGCCCGGCACCCCGGCGGCGAAGGTGTTGGCGCTCGCGATCCGGATGCGCCCGACGCTCGGTCCCATTGGCAAACAGATCGCGGATGTGTTCGATCCACCGCCGGTCGATCAGCAGAACATGCCGCCGCAAGCCCAGGCCGCGATTCAAGCCTTACAACAGCAGTTACAGCAGGCCCAACAGGAAGCGGCCGCGTTGCACATGGAGCACGCGGGCAAAATTTTAGAACAGCAGACAAAGTTGCTTCTGCAGCAGATGAAAGAAGACGGCGACAACCAGAGGGCGCAGTTGGCCAACGACATTAAAGTGCTGCTCGCCGAAATCTCCGCCAAGGCGCAAAGCGATTCCGAGCGCCAGCAGATGTACAAGGAATTTTGGATCGAGAATCATTCCGCCGCCCACGAAGCCGGGATGCAGGCGCAGGATCAACAGCACGCGCAAGAACTGGCGCAGCAGACCGCTACTTTGCAGGCGCAGACGGCGCAAAGTCAGCCCGGACAGCAGGCGCAGCCGCAGCAGCCTCAAGTTTAGTTCTTCCGCCCGCGCGGCGTTAAGCGCACCGAACATCCAAGGACAATCCATCATGCCCACTCCCGCCGTCACTGAGGCAGCCCCGGCAGTTGCCGATTTCCAGAATTCCGAAGACAGCACTTCGAATTTCCTCCCCACGGACGAGAAGTACCGTCTGACCGGGGAGATGCCGTCCGAACCTGAACGCGATCCCCGCCAAATCCGCGAGGAAAATCGCGAACAATCGGCGCGCAAAGAAAAACCGTCCGTGAAAGAGAGCGACTCGGCAGCGCCCGATGAAAAAGCTCCGTCAGAGAAAGAGGGAGAATCGGCCACTTCCGGTACAGCCGAAACCGCCGCGGACTCGGCATCCGCCAAACCGCAGAAGACGAAAACCAGCAGCGAAAGCCGCTGGCAGAAGATCACCCGCGAGAACCGCGAACTGCGCGAAAAGCTTCGTCAGAAGCAATCGATTTCGACTCAGGAGCAAGCGCGTGACACCCAGCAGGCTTCGCAACCTGCCACTACTGATGCCACGAAACCGAAAGCCGTTCCCAAACCGAAGATCGACGACGTTGACCCGAAAACCCAGCAGCCGAAATACAAGTCCTACGCCGAGTACGAAGAGGCGAAAGACCAGTGGCTCTTGGAAGAGGGCGCGCGCAAGGCGCAGGAAACGTCCGTCAAATTCCAGCGGGACCGCGAGCAGAGCGAAGCCGAGCAGATCATCGGAAAAACCATCGACGAACGCGCCACGAAGGCGAGAGAAACTTATCCCGACTACGACACCGCCATGACCGAAGTGATCGGCAAAAAAGATCAGTTCGGCCAGGATGAGTTCTTCTTTGCGCCCAAGTCGCCGCTTGACGGCTTTTTCCTCGACTGCGAGCGTTCGCACGATCTCTATTACCATCTGGCGAAAAATTGGGACGCCTCGAAGCACATTTTTGCCCGCGACGCGCGAGGGAATTACCTCCTCAACCCCATCCGCCAGATCCGTGAACTCGCGAAAATCGAAAGCCAGCTTCCCGCAAGAACGGGACGCGCTTCCACTGAAAATTCTTCTGCAAGATCCATCACCCAGGCTTCCCGCCCGCCCCACCAGGTTTCCGGCACCGGAACCGTGGCGAAAGACGCGGTCGAGCAAGCCCTAGAAGACGGCGATTTCGAGACCTACCAGCGCGCGCAAAACGCGAAGGAACTCGCCCGCCTGAAGAAAAAATGACGAGGAAATAACCCGTGGCCAACCTATTTTTGAACACCTCCTGGATTTCCATGGAGGTGTTGCGCAATCTCAAGAACGCTTTGAAGATTGCCGAATACTTCAATCACGACTGGGAAAAAGACTATGAGAAGGCGTGGGCCGTCGGCACCACGATCCAAGTCAAATTCCCGCAACAATTCACCATCCGGAACGGACTCGGATACAACCCGCAAGGCATCAACCGCATTTCGACCACGATTTCACTCGATGAGCCTTTTGGCATCGATTTCCAGTGGGACGATTACGAAGCGGCGGTCAAGGCTGAGCGGTCGGAAGAAGAAATTCGCGACCAATACCTGGCTCCGGCTGGCGTGCAGCTCGCAAACGAATGGGACTCGCGCGCGGCCTTGTTCGCCAAGAACAACTGCTCGCAGATCGTGGGCGCTCTCGGAACCGATCCGACCTCGATCGTATTTCTCGATCAGGCCCGGGCCCGCTTGCTGCAAAAGGCGGGATCGTACCTGTCGAAGAAACGCGCTGCTCTGATTTCGTCTTCCATGCAGACGAATTCGATCAACACGCCCGTCACCTCGCTGTTTCAGCCAACGGACGCGATCACGGAAGCCTTCAAAGAAGGTTCGATGGGGAAACTGAAGACCTTCGACGTTTTTGAAGAGCAGAACCTGTACTCGCACACCGCCGGAACCTGGCAGGGTGCGGTTACCGTCACCGGCGCCGGCCAGAGCGGAACTTCGCTGATCATCACCGGCACCAACGGCGATACCCTTCACCAAGGCGACAAAATCTCGATCGCGAATGTGAATTTCGTCAACCCGCGTTCGCGTCGGCCTCCCGGTCCGCTGACTCCGCAAACCTTCACCGTGACCCAGGACTTCACGCTGACGGGCGGAGCCGACACCATCACCATCCTGCCCGCGATCTACGGGCCGGATGCGAACAGCCCAGACGGACATAGCCAATATCAGAACGTCGATGCCCTGCCGGTCAACGGCGCGGCGCTTACGCTCTGGCCGGGAACGCCGAATCCAAACGGCGCAACCGGCACGGTCGGAATCGCGCTCACTCCGATGGCCTTCGCCATTGTCGGAATGCGCTTCTATCTGCCGAAAGCCGTCGAAGCCCGTTCACAGGCCGAAGACAAGGCCACTGGAATCCCGGTGCGCTTCGTCAAGGCTTGGGA